TCTCCATAATTATCTGAAATTAATCTCAAATCTTTTACATATGCAATAGCACCACTGGTTTGCCCAACTAACTTCATTCCACTAACAATATAACCAGAATATTTTCCTTGCGCTTCTTCGGAAAGTGAATATGTATCTACATTTAATACATTTGAAGATGCACTATAATTTGTTGTTTCTAGTGATTGTGATGGGATGTATGGGTTAATACTATAAGTATTTGTTGGCGCATTATATGGTCCAAATTTGTGATTTGGAGATGCAACTCTAAATGTAATTAAATTAGATCCACCAAAACTACCGACGACAGTTTCTCCAACTGTAAATGCCTTAGAAGCACCATAAGTTGTCAATGAAGATGATGGAGAAATCTCAATTAATTTTGGCACAAAATCAACAGATCCATTACCATCAAAAAATTGGTAAAATCTAGTTGAAGGTTTTAAATTACTCGCAACAAATTGTGTGTTACGAGATCTCATATAAGTATCAGTGCCGCTACCTATAAAAACATTTGATGTGCTTACATCAGTTGTCCAATAAAGAGTTTGTCTACGCCCTGTCGCATATAGCCAAATGTGCCTTTCGACTTCGATTATATGTGGAATTTTAATAGTTCTTACCCAATTATCACTTGCTGGTGATAATGTTATATTTCCATTATATGAAACAACATTAAATGGATTGACGTTTTCAATTTGAGTTGCTAATGGTTGTTGCAACCAAGATGTTTCAGTATATTTTAATGTTATTGCTTTACCGGTTTTTTGTATATTTGAATCCAATAAATTAAAATTCGTATCAAGACTTAAATTTTCATCAATTATTGCAGTTGACGGAGCAATTTGACTCTTAAGACTGTTTCTACTAATAATAGGTCTTAATTCTTTTGCAGTAGGATCAACTTCAATTGATGAAAAAGTTGAATTAACCAAAGAAGAATCTTTAAAATCATCTACAAAGAATCCACTCTTAAATCTATTAAGACCAGATGCATCCTGAACCTGAAGAGTTTGAGTGCTTACTTCTAGCAATGAGAGTGAAGTAATTTTTTCTAAATTTTGAACTCTAGATTCTATTTTTCCAATATCTCTCATTGTATATCTTCTATTATCAACAAGAGAAATATTTACAGTATTGGGATCATAAAGATATGGTGGCAATGTAATGGTTGCAATTTCCATTACTTCATCTTTGTTTGTTGGTGCTTGTGGAACTCTTGCTGAGGTTCCTTTCTTAAGCACAAAATCACCATTTTTATTTAAGTATAATTTATCAATTCTACCTAGATAATAATCATATCCTAATAATGAACTTTCTGTAGGAGAGAAAATTACTTTCGGTGAAGTGCCAAAGTTTCTTTGCGAAAAATCAAACGGTGAAGAAGAAGACCCAGTAAATTGAGTAACTCTTGGTCTAAAATCTAAAGTATCAGTTGCTCTAATAGTATCAGTTACTCCGAGTGTAGGGATATCATTCAAATATCTATTTTTATCATAACTTAAAACTGTGAAAAGATCTCCATCATCATTGGATGGAATTGTATAATAATCAAAAACAATATAAAGTTGTCTAGTTGGTTCTAGTGCATTATTATTTCTTGATAGTTTTGAATAATCATAAAACTGCTCCTTTTGACCTTTATCTAAAGTAAAATTATTGCTAATGTCTTTATATTTTCCTAATGTGATAGTTTGAATGTTTGTTGTAATATTAGATTCTTTAAATGTTACAGATTCATTTGGTACAAATCTGTTTGAATTTTGGTATACAATACTTATTGTATTTGAACCTACGCTGGGAGATTTTAAAACTACTCTTGCAATGGTTTTACTTGTATTACCAAAGATAGTTTCTCCAATAATTGCATTGGAATCAACATTAACAGTTGGACTAAAAGATAAATTATCGAGAACTGGAGCATTTTGATCTAATGATTCATATACTGCAATAACATTTGCAACATCAGGATTATTTAAAGATATCTCCTCATCTTGAACCCTTAATCCGTAGTATGGATTATATGTAAGACCATCATTGATTGATGTGTTTATACCTGTTCCAGATTGAGGATATTTTGAAAGATTGACAGTTAAAGTTTGGCTTCTTGTATAAGTCTTAACTTTACTCTTAATTCCGCTCTTCAATAATGAAACATTAACAACAACGTTGGATTGGCTAGCACTTAATCCACTGAAGGTTACATTATTTCCACTAATTGAGAATTGATCCGAAGTAATGGTTCCAATGCCACCATTAGCATAGAAAATTGAATATCTATCTGGAGTAAATGGCAAGAAGAAGGCACTAGTAATTCCACTGGTTAATGATGAAAGGTTGAATGTTAAAACACCACCAGCACTCGTTGTTTGTCCTGTAATTTGATCTAAAATAGAAATATTAGATCCGCTCAGATTTACAGAAGATACATTTTTATCTGGTAATGGGATATAAAGTGATGATTTATCTTGGTTTCTGATTTGCGACACTCCGAGAACAAATCCAATACCAGTAGAAACTCCAACACCACCATCACAAATTCCAGTTACAGTAGTTACTCCAACTAAATTCATTGTCAATCCTGTTGGAGATACTGCCGAAACTCTATTATATGTTTCTGTAGTAAATCCTGGTCTTTGGTATCTAATAATAGAATCAGTTTTAATTCCTGTAAATACTTTACCTGGGCAAGCTGCAGTTGCATTTCCTGAGGCATCAAAGGAAATTGTTAATTTATCTAAACCATTAAATCCACTACCATTAATGGAATCTAAGAAACAATCAGCAGTAAATGCTACAGGTAGTCCAGAAACTGCCGTGCTTTGATAAACTGATTTAATATCTTGGTTTCCAAAATCTTTTATTGATACAATAGATCTTGAATAAGTATCTATTCCATTAATAAGAATTTGTTCACCTGGTAAAAAGGAACCAGATACTTGTCTTAGAGTAATAAGTGTTGAGTTATTACCTGCGCTTACTGCGTATCCTGTAGCGCCACTACTCTTACCCTTGATGAAAGAAGCTGCAGGAAGTTCTACTCCAACTGCCTGGTTTAGTGTGAGTTGAGTATAAGTTTGAATATCATAAAGATATAAATCCCAGTTAGTTGAAAATGCCGAATAGTTTACATCAGTTAGATTAAACTCTAAAATTCTAGCATCACCAATTTTGATACCAGTTCCAGAAGTTGCACTATATGAACTCTTTCTTTGGTTATAAAGTTCTACTGTTCCTTTTCTTTTTACTGCACCGTAAACATTATTAACTCTTAAAAGACTTCCTACTTTAAATGGAACACTAATTTGACCTACTGTTTGCGTGTCTCTTGGTTTATTAACATCGATAATCGTTGTCCCTACCTTATCAATATCATATCCCCTAACATATGCTTTACCAGGAGAAATTTTAACACACATCAAATCATCGGATGGTGTATTTCCATCATCTGTTTTTTCATTATCAAAAAATAGTCCATCATTTCCAAGTCTATTATTTAAAGAATCATTTACAGAAACACTAAATGGAATGACTGTGTAATCTCCAGATTCATCATAGGTTCTTTGTGCCAAATAATCTCTAATTACATTATAACTACTTTTTACTTGAAATTTTTTAATCTGACCCTTCTCAATTTTCATCAACTCAACAAAATCTGTATCATTCAGATCATCGAGTTCTTTTTTAATTAAAGTTAAACTAATTTTAAATCTATCTGCTCCTGGAGCAGCATAGTTGGAAAATCCTTTAGCATTATCATATAAAGAAGAATCATCCTTTGCATTAACTATCTCTTCGTCAATTCTTAATCCAACTCTATATGATGGGGTATTACTATATTCATCAAGAATAATTGTTTGTTTTGAAACTCGCGCAAAAAATCCTCTAATAAAATAAATTCCATCATTGATTGATGCTGCTGACCCAATTGTTGTTGAGTTTGATGCAATTAAAGATGCAAATGGAGTTCCAGAATTAATTGTTGTAATCCCGTAAGTTATATTATCTTCGCAAACAAGTAATTCACTATCCATAAATGGATTGAATTGAAAATTAGAATCCGAATCTAAGTATTTTACATATATTGTAATATATTCAACATTTGCTCCATCTGGAAATGAGATGTATTGAACACGAGCACTAACTCCAGAATCCTGTCCTGTAATTTTCTTACCAATTAATTTTTCAATATACTGAGAAATATCCACACCATAATTGGATGGATTTAATTTAACAGCATAAAATTGTGAATCGTATGCAATATTTCCTGGAATAACTACAGACCCATCTTTGAAGACATTACTTCCAAATTTTTCAATTTGATTTTGTAGAATTGACTGTAAAGTAGTTAATTCTCGAGCCTGAACTGGTTTACCTGGATTAAATAGGACTTTATAAAAATCCTTATTAGAATCATAATCATCATAATATGGGCTGACATTTAAATTGGTTTTTTGAGCCATTTTTTAAAATTCCAGGATAATTTTAACGTCTTCTTTTTGTCTGGAGTTTCTTGATACCAAAGGTCTGTTATCAATGTATATAATATCTCCCGATGATTTATTTATCTCGGGATTTGAAAGACCATTTGTAAATTGAGATCCTAAACTTATTATTTTACCAGTAGAAAGAGATGTAGTAACTCCACTAAAACCAGTATCTACTGATGCTGTAAATCCACCAATATCTTTCACAATTGGATATGAAGATGATTCAAATGATAAAACCTTTGCTTGTGACGAAACAGTTTTATAATCGGTTTCGTCCAATTTAGTTGGATTAAAATAGAGGGATCTATCTCTAAAATACTTAACAACATTTGTTTCTGCATCATATGATGCAACATAACCAACTGCTGTCCCAATCACTCCACCTGTTCCTGCGGTAACTGTTTGGGTAATTTTATCTCCAACAGATAGTGTTCCTGTAATTGATGATGGATTTAATTTAATTGAATATAAACCAGAAAATTGATTATCAGTAAATGTTGCTGTTGATCCAAATGAAGTTGGATTTTTTAATATTCCAATTTGAGCAAATTTTGTGTCAATCGGATAATCTTTTGTAGAATCATCAAATCTTGCATATACAAGAACTCTATCAGTTCCCAATTCAGTATAAATGTCATAACCATGTCCCTTTGATGGTGGGATAATAGGAATTAATTTAGCTGCCTGTGTTGCCGTTGCACTAATACTCCCTATATCAACCATACCATAAGTATAACCATTTCCACCAGAAGAAATTCTAGCATTGGAAATTTGACCAATGGTATCTACATCCAAGATAATGGATGCTCCAGATCCATCACCAATAATATTAAATGATTGATTTGCACCACCAGCATATCCAAGTCCTGGATTATCAATATAAACTTTTTTAATTTGATTTTGATTAATTGATGAATCTCCATTTGTTCTAACTGCACTTATCTGTACATCAGTTGAAGATTGCCAACTATTTGGAACTGAAATATATTCGGTAGAATCAAATTTAATAATATCACTTGGAGATACTGTGTATAAGTATTTCCAAAGATATCCATCACCACTAGAACCTGCGGCGGATGGTTCTAAATCAGTAAAAGTTGGCTCATCTTGAGAAGAATTTCCACCAGTAGTAATTCCAGATGATCCATTATCAATACATATGTAAAGTTTATACTCCGAATTTAACACATAATAATTGGCATCATAAAGTCTATTAGATTGTGTAAGAGGGGATTGGTTTGTAATGCTATAGTCATGGCGATACATTTCATATTTTGATCCTCTAGACCAGTCAATCCTTCTTATAACTCTTCTCACATTAGCACTGGTTATTTTTTTACCAAATACAACAGTATCATGACAATGATTAAGATAATTTATGCTATCTACTGGATCAGGAGTATTTGTGTCCCAATCAGTAGTTCTACCAAATCCCACAGCAGTTGGATTTGGTAGACCCAGAAATACATAATAAGAATTATTAGTATTATCAATAGAATCTACAAAGTTACTTGCATTGAGAATTCTAAATTGATCGGTTACAATTGCTGACATATTATTGTAGTTTTTTCACTATTTATAATTAACCTAGGTCCTTTTTAAGTGGACCAATATCTCTTAATCCATATCCACGTCTCTGAATTGATGCGAATGTGGTTAATCCAGAAGTTATAGTATAACCACTTACTCCAATTGAAATTGGAGTTGTAGACCTACTAAATCCTGAAATTCTTCCCCAAGAGAATCTTCCAGTAAATTTATTTCCAGTGGTCGATAAACCAACTACTGAAGTATTTGATTTAATGTTACAAGTAATCTCGGCACTGGTTGATCCAACAGAAACATAATTAAATGAATGAATATAGTAAATATTATTTACATAAGTAGTTCCTACCCCAACAACTGCACTATCACCACTATCAATTGAAGTTATTCCCACGCCGACTATTGTATCAGAAATATAAATTGGATATCCAGTAGTCAATCCAGATGGGAATGAATTTGGAGAATTTACATTCAAATAGAATCTAAGTGCAAGAGGATTGCCATTTGTTCCTGTTGTAGTTCCAATTCCAGTGATAATTCCAGAGAAACCTTGTACTAAAGATGCTCCACCAATTTTTTCAATAGTTGGACTAGGATACGCAACAATGACTTGGGGTGGAGTAGTATATCCATATCCTGGATTAGTAATAACTGGAGATGAAATACTTCCATTTGAAATATTTACTGTTGCAATCGCAGTTGATCCAATACCAACACCAATAACTCTTGGCCGAGCAATTTTTACTGGAATTGTTGTTCCAGTATATCCAGAACCACTATTAGTAATTGTTAATGCCGAAATTGTCCCTGCAGCAGAAACTGTCGCAGTTAATGCTGCAGATACTGGATCATCCTTTCCACTAATAATTAATGCACCAAAACTACCAATCGTAATAGGTGCTAATGGACTTGTGTATGCTGCCGTTTGGTTTTGTTCATATTTAAAGAAATTCGCATCATCTACAAATACTTCAGTATCGGAAGATTTAAAATCTTTAATAATTCTCGCTGTCGGGTAAACTTCACCTTCGATTGAATCTCTAGTTTTTCTAACAATTTCACCATTAATTTTAGAGTCAACTTTTTGCTTTGTCCAACTAAGTGGTTTATAATTCTTGCTATCAACTCCCTGATCTGCATAAATATTGGTTTCAAATTTATCAGAAGCAGAAATATAAGAAATTAATCTTGAATTTTGAGCAGTTGTAACTCCAGAAACTATTGGATTTCTGAATAATTGAACAGTATCCCCTCTCTTAATAGTTTCACTAACTGATACTAAAGAACTATCTTGATTTCTTGTTCCTCTATAGAAGAAAATTGCAATATTGTCTTCTGGTAATGGTGGGTATTTGAATACGAATGAAGAACCACCATCAAATTCATATGTATCGCCATGAGCTTGAACAATACCATTAACAAAGATGAGAAGAATTGGTCCAAGATCAATATTTGCAGAATCTTGGTCATTGGGGTTAATTTCAAAACTCAATAATTGAGAATTATAATAAAGTGGGAATCTTGTTCTGCTACCATCCTGCATAGATTTAATGGAATCAATATAATCCATTTCTCCAAATTGCCAAGCTGCAAATGAATCACTAAATGTGCTGAGAACAGTTAATTTAAATTCTTTCAGAGGTGCAGAGAGATCTTTTGCAGTTACAAGACCTACTGGTTTAAATACATCACCAATTTGGAAACCATAACCAGGTCTAGTAATTTTAAACGACTGAACATCAAAGACTGTTGATGCAACTCCAGTCTTAGTAACAGGTAAAGTATTGGTTCCAATTGCATATGTAACAATACCAACAAACTGAGTAATTGCTGAAGCAACATCTGCACAAGATGCTGGACTGGTATTAAATCCTGTTAATGGGTCTGGGATAATTGTATAGTCAAAATATTGAGATTGTGATGAGTAACCACCAATTGTGATTGGTTGATTGGTCATCGCTTGAATTGCCATATCTTTTGCTTGAACAAAAGCATAGATTGACTGCGTTTCTTCTCCAGCAAGATACTGATTATCAATATAAATCTTAGCAGCATCATATACTCTGCTGTTTCCACCATATTTCAAGTTATAAGCAATACATTCTAATACTGTTACTATATCTTCAATACAGTTTTGATTTCCTCCAGGAATTACAAATGATGGATATGCAGCCAACATTCTTCCTACAGCAACTTCAGCAATTAACTGTTTGTTTGAAAGGATTAAGTTAGATGCATCAGCATTTCTGTTGGAAATGATTGTCAGACCAGATGCATTTGGTCCAACGGTTACATTCATCTGTAACCCTACTCCAGTATCAGTAGTTGAACCAATACTTAATCTAGAAACACCAATGATTGGAAGATTTTCATAATTTGGTGGTGCAACTTGAGCATATGGATTTGTATAGCCACTTCCACCGTTTTGAATTACAAATCCAGAGATAGAACCACCAGAACCGACTCTACCATAAATTACTGCTCCAGAACCAGTTGGATCCGATATTCCAATAGATACTGTTCCAAAATATCCAGACCCAAAGTTTGGTTCGGATCTAAATGCAAATGTTGTTGCTATTCCAACTGCATTTGTAGAATTACTATTGATGAAGATGGTTCCAAATCCAATAGAAGTTACATAAGTTCCAGTTGTGACAACACCAGTCGCTTGAATTTGTTGCCCTACAGAGATAGAGTTAGTAGTAATACCTGTAATTGTATTAGTTGTAATTCCAATTAATCCAGTAACTGCTACACCAACAATGAAAGAAGTTGTAAATCCAATTGAAGAAATTGACCCACCACTGAGTTTAATTTGAATTCCAGTGCTTCCAACACCTACTAAAGGTGCATATCCAGAACCTTCACTAGATCCTAAGGAAACAATAATACCACCTCTTGGAAGTTGATTTTGATTTACATCAGAAATGGATTTAATAATCTGACCATTTGTTGAGGTAATACCACTGAATACCGCACTAGTAATTCCAAGAGCTGCATTATCAACAACAGTATAGTTATTTCCAGTGTTATTTTGTGTTGATGGAGTTTGGAAAATGCTATTGATAAAGAGAATTCCATTACCACCAGTGGATCCAATACCAGTGGTATTCAATCCATTTAATGTAAAGATATAAGTTTGTCCAATTCCAGTGAATTTCTCTGAGATATTATCATATAGCGTATTTGTAGTATAATCCTTTCTAAGATATACTCTTCCAGTAAAGGATGATTTTGCTTGCTCTAAATTACTAATATCTCTCTTTGTTACCGCATTTCCTCTTGGAGACTCGGTAAACCATAGTTTGTTTCCAACAATATTATAGGATCCTCTATAAAGAGACATATTAGAGTCATTAACATGTGAAGTTGCAAGAGTTCCAGCATATCCTCTTTGAATATTGAGAATATAATAAGTTCCTAATCCAGTGATAGGTGCTCCACTAGTTGTCCCAAGTCCGACAGAAACAACTCTAACATATTCATCATCAATTTTAAGAAGATCTGTTGGTTTAATGGAAGAAATTCCACTAATTGAAAAATAAGTATTACCAGCACCAATTCCAAATTTAGTTCCAATTGGTTGTGGTGTATTTACTATGAATAATTCATCTTCTTGGTTGAATAATGTATCTGACCATGGACTATACTGTAGTATTGAATAAGTCGGATCAATCGCACTAGAAAATCCAGTGACTGCATCACTATTATATTTTAATTGATAATTTAGTAATGAATAAGCAAGAGGTGCCTGAACAACACTATCAATTGTGATTAAAGATTTTTCCAATTTCTTGGTCATCTCTAGTTCATGAGCATTACCAGATCCAAGAGAAGTAAATGTAACATAAATTCCAGATTGGGCGTATTCTTTTCTTGTAGCTAACTGGAAATTGTTATTATCAAGTTTAATTGGATAAACTCTTGGTGGTAAGAAAGAAGTTACAACACCAGTATAACTTAATGTTGCACCTATTCCAATTGAAGTGACTGCAACACCCAAAAAAGTTGTTGCAGGGTTATAAATTAATTCTTCAGCAGTATTGAAGAAATGGTTTGGAATTGTAATTACACCAGTAGATGGATTTAATTGAACTGGATTTGATGGATTAAATGTTTTTTTGTAAATTGGAATTCCTTGATAATTCATTTCAAAATCCAATTTATTAATTCTTCTTGCATTCAATCCATTATATGGAGTAATTGTAAATTTATCTTCACCAGTTCCATAAACTAGATTTGGTGGTGTATTATTATAATCCGCATCAATATAAAATACTTCATTATAAATTTTAACTTCAACGGTTGCACCACCTAAACTAGAGTCTGGATAAAATACAAGTTGATTATAAAGTGGAGAATAAACTGTACCAAAAGTTCCTATTCCTGATGTAGTATTATTAGATAGAATTGGATATTGAGTTATAAAACTATCTACACCATCAGACATAAACATGATCTGATGTAATTCACTGGTTGATCCAATACTTAAATTAACTTTTGCTTTAAAACAACCCGCATCATTAACTGAATATGAAATAATTGTTGAAGCAGTTGAAACCCTTGAGTAAATAGATTCGTATCTTGCAGATCTTTCATACCCATCACTTTGACCTGAAACCAAGAATCTATAAGTTCCAATTCCAACAGATGTTGTTCCGAATCCAACTATTTTTGAATTTACTGTAACTAAATTTGAAGTGTCATTAGTATAATCTATTGATAGAACACCAGATGATACTGATGCTCCAAAAGATCCTATAAATTGACCAGAATAATTGTTTGATAGTGAACTTGTATCATAGAAGTATTGAGTTGTGTATGTATTTTGACCATCATAGGTCATATACAACTCAACAAAATCCATATAGTTGGTAACATTATCAACTACTTGGAATGTTCCATAAAAAGAATTATAATTTGTTGTCGTCGCTACCGATACTAATGATTGGGTATTGCCAGGTGAGACATAATATCCAGAATTCGTCAATTTAACGAATCCTACATTTGTGCTTCCTATTCCAATACTTGCTCCTGGGAAACTAGACTTAATTACCTTAATATCATAGTCATCATTAAAACGATCTAGAGGAGTAAATCTCAAACTAATTGTTCTTAAAGCATCATCAATATATCCATCAAGATCTGCAACTTTAATTATAGAGTCGTTTAAAGATTGTCTTTGAAGAGTAAATACATTATACTCATTATCTACAAGAACTACTAAGTCAGTAAATTGATATCTACTTTTTGAAGTATTGATAATTTGAACCAGATATGTTGCAAAATTATCTGGAAGATTATAAGTAATTAGATCTGCATATCCAACAGCTGGTGCATCATTATTTGTAAATTGTGTTGATACATCATCTACTTGAAGAACCCTATTTGTTCTACATTCAATATAACTAGATAATTTTTTATTTTTTAATTTTAAAAATTTAGATCTATTATTGGATACATTTATATCAATTGCAAAATCAAATGCATTGATAGTATCTACTCTATTTTCAGTTTGAATATCGTAAATAATAGTAGTTCCATCAGTAGAACCAATTCCGCTTCTTGCAACTGATTGAACTTGAGTATCTGCAAAATTCTTTAATCCAGTAGTATGAAGTAAAGAATTTACGGATGTTTTTAACTCTTCATATTGAATTGGACTTTTTATAGTATAAGAAAGATTTTGATAATAATTGCTATCATTTACTACTTGAACGTCATCATTCAATCTTCCTACTTCATCAATCCAATCATAATTATTTTTTGTAGAGTAATCAGTTTCAAATCTTCCTTTCCTATCAATAACATTATTAATAGTAGCAACAGATCCAGATATAAGTCCCTTAATGCGCTCACCCGATGAAAGTGAATATGATCCGATTGCTTTTATTGAATCTACACTATACTCAGTAATAGTCAAATCCCTTTCAGTAAATACGGATCCAGTAGAAGATGATAATTTTTCACCAAGTATAAATGTAGATGGTTCCTGAAAAATTGTAAATTGTGGATAATCACGATATTTAATAATTGTTCCAAAAGAATCTTGAATGGTCTTAGCAATTCCTGGATTACTGCTGTATTGAGATACTGAGAATTCTACTGTTGCTGGAATTGTATTTTGGTAATTTGTAATAGTAAAAAACTTATACCCATAATCTGCAGAATTATACCCTGTTCCTGTTGTGCCAGATTTTTGTATTCCTTCGACAAAAACCTTATCTCCAATACCAAACACATTAGTGCTAAATCCCAACACTGGAGTAACCAATGTGCAAGTGGCAATACCTGCCTGAGAAGTTACAATTGTATCTACTGATATTCCGTTTGAATTATTTAATGTGAATATTTGTATTGGTGTCGCTGGAAGACCTTTTGGACTCTTAACAATATCAATTTTACTAATACTCGATCCCTTAAGGGATGCATTTAAAACATAATCTTCTACTTCTCTTCCAGTATTTGGATTTATAGCTACTACAGATGGTGCAAAGGAATAATAATTTCCACCATAATCAACATTAATTCCTGTAAGTGTATTTGAAGAATCAATTACAATATAATTTGATATACTTGCCGATGGTCTCAAAGTTTTATCGGAAGTATATTCAAATCCTTGATTTATAATTTTAACTTCATTTATCTTTCCAATAGTTGATGACGTTGGAACAATATATGCACTTGAACCATACTGACTATCAATATAACTTACTTTTGGTAATTTTTTATAATTATATCCACCAGAAATAATTCTTATCTTATCAACTCCCCCAGTTGCTGTTTTTGACTTAGTAGTGTATTTTAATATCGAACAATCACTTGCTTTATAAACCGATTTTTCTGGAATAGATTGTAAAGAAAAACTAAATGTCGTCGTTCCTACACCAGTAATTGAATAATCACCAGTATAGGTGCTATCAATAAAAGTTATTTGGGAATAGTTATTAACATCTTTATCTGATGTGCTAAGATATCCAGATTTTTCTAATGCATAGAATAGTTTGCTTGGTAATTTTGAATTATATTGAATAGTTTTAGTTGCCGAAGGAGTTCCAAGACTTCCTATTCCAATTACACTAAGAGTAGATGTTCCTGCGATTGAAACAAATTCATTTTTGAATTGGTTATCGCTGTATATTTTAAAATTATAACCAGATAAAGAAGTATCCGATACATTAAATACAAGATCGTTTCCTTTAATTGATTTAATTTCTGGATTTATAAGTCCAATTTGCTGATAATTCCCACCGGTTCCAATTCCCGAATATCCAATAATATTAACAACAGTTGGTGGATTTGAGATACTATCAATGTATGTTTCTGATAATTGGATATTATCACCATTGACTCTATAAACAAAATACCCACCAGTTGTTAGTCCTAATGCTGCAGCATCGTCTGCTTTATAAAATACTTTATCACCAGTATTTAAATTATGATTTGGTAGATTAATAGTATTATTAAGAGTATTAATTCCAACAGAAGTAAATCCGATTGGATTAAAGATAAGTTGTTTCTTGGCAGCATAATATGAAACATAAACAGAGCTAGAAGTGCCTATTCCTACTGAAAGATTTGGTTCAACTGAAAGTTTTATGGTATCATTCTGTAGAAGTCCGTGAGAAGTCGAAACTGAAACTGTGGATTTTATTTTATCAACTCTACCCGTTAATTGTGGGAAAACGGACTCTATAGAATACTCATAATTATCTGTTCCATTCTGAATAAAGAATATTTCACTAGAAGTTAGTTGAGTTTTAATTCCAATTGTATCTCTTGATTTATTTGTTATATAAACAACTTGACTATCTGATGGTGATGGTAATAAAAATGTAGTTGTAACTCCAGAAGTTGCTGATACAATCAGGGCAGTTGCTGCTACTCCAACTGGTTTTTTGAAAAGTACCTGTTGATTGTCTTTGAATGGATGATTTTTAATATAGATACTTTGAGTTGGAATAGTTCTTAAAAGTGAAGAAGAACCTGTTGTTCCAATTCCAATATATTGTTGACCATTAAGTTTATAACTAACAGTTGTTCCAATACCAACCAATGTTCCTAAACCAACAGATTCTATTGGATTAAAAAATACCTTATTGTTTAGGGTTGAATCAAAATATGCTGTTTTATTATTAATAGTAAAAGTATCTGGTAGATAGTTAATAACTGTTGTGGCACTATACGCAACTCCAACAGCAGATCTCTTAACTCTTATAACGTTATTAGTATCAAAAATATAAACAATAGAAAGAATCTCCGATCCTATACCTACACTAATACTACTTCCAATTGAAATATTGGGTGGAACATTCGCAACATAGATATCGGTTATTAACCCTACAGATGGACTTGATGCCATAGTATTGGTCAAGGTTGTGCTGTAAGAAGTAACTCCAATAGGATAAGAACCATTTAAAACACTTAAATATGTTGAAAATCCTGATATTGTAACATTATCACCATCAGAAAAAGTATGATAAGGTAAAGTAGTTACGTTAATAGAATTTCCATCTTTTCTAGTGAAAATTGCATTATTATAAGTTTCTATAGATGTATTAATATCAACAATTGCTTTACCTGTTAGACTGAATACCTTTGCATCTACATTGCTTCCAGATGTTCCAGTATTGTCAAATATTAAAGTGTCTCCAACAGAATATCTATCTCCAGAATTGATAACTTCAAATCCTTCAATTTTACCCTTTTTGATAGAATCAACTGTTACTTTTTGATTTACTATTTCATTTGATTCTATAATAAAATCGTTATCCGCATATTGATCATTAATTTTATATGGAAGAGTGTTTCTAATCAGTGATGAATTATTAAAATCAAAAGATTGATTTAAAGTTCTATTTTCTTCAATAAAATTATTTTTAAATCTATTGCCAACAAAATATGGGAATGATGGTAAAACCTGACTGGACCCTGTTGTTATGCCAGCAAAATATGCATATGTACCTAATGGGAATTCTGGAGTTTTGCAGAATCTTCCGTTTGAATAATCTAAATCACCAGAGTTATTAAAAATATAATCTTCAACGAAGAAACCTGAAGGGAAATTACTTAAAGAAGGCCTATTAAAAATATTATTTGAATTTAAAGTATATCCAGGTCTTAATATTGTGCAATCTGATACAACAGTTGGATCTGGATATCCATATGCACCATAGATTGGATTTCCATCATAAGCCCATCCAATTAATGGTGAGTGTGCATTTGTGCTTTGACTATTATCATTAACAGCACTTCTTACTTGAGAAATATATCCACCAATTGAATATTCCAAAGAATCTTCACCAGTAATAATTTCATTACTACTAAATCTATAATTATTATTTAAAGTAAGAGATCTAACCGATGCTTCAATAATTGCATTTTTACCTGCAGGAACAACATTAATAAAAGTATTTTCTGCTGTATAATTTTGACCCCCATTTTGAACAAAGACTTTAATTATTCTTCCATTTGAAATGGAAGGTCTTAATATAGCACCATTGCCGTCCCCAATTACATTAATGTCTGGAGTTGAATAATAATTTACTCCGCCATATTTTATCTGAACCGATACAATTGAACCACCTATAATTATGGGAACTAACTCAGCATTGCTCCCATTATTAATAGAAATCTTAGGTTTTTTATGGAAGTTTAAAATTTTAGATCCATAATTTGTTCCAGGTTCATAAAGATAGGTATCAACAATTTCACCTCTAACAATTGGTGTGGCAGTCATAATACCAATCGCTGCACTGTTAATTCCTACAGAATAGTTAATAGTTGCTGCAATCCTTGGGTATGAAAAATATTGATATCCAGATCCAGAAGAAGAGAATTTTACATATTTTCCTCTTTGATAATCCGAAAGATTTGTCCCACCAATTCCAGTATTTGACAATCTAAAAGTATTAGTATCAATCTTCAATACTTTATATTGATTAGAAGAAGAGAGACCACTAATCGCAGTAGTATCATAAGTATATACTACAAAGTCACCATTATTAAATCCATGATTGGTGAAGTTAACTGTATGATCAAAAGTAGATATTCCTGTAGGATTTACAATTACTCTTCTATTAGAATATCCACTCCCCCCATCAACTACTTTGATTTCAGATAAAGTATTTTTTAAAGCAAAAGTTTGAAATTTTTGAAGTCCATATGTGTTGATTGTGGTGAAACCAACTGTATTAATACCAGAACTAAAATCTGATAATGAGTTATACAACTGTATTGTTTTGGAATTAACAACTTTTGCATAATAAATTGTTCCATCTCTGAGATAAGAACCAGAACTTGCATCTGATCCACCATATGGACCAATTCCTATCTGAGAGTTTCCATTTGTGCTATAAATTATGGCATCTCTATCTCTGAGATTATGATTAGTTTTAAAAGTGATCGTCTCATTTATTAAATCTATTCCACCAGAATTATTAGTATCTCTAGCATCAAAATAGATTGACCTGCGCCTCTTCTCCAAAATTGGTTCAAAGACTCCGCCAATTCCATTTCCTCCAGAAACGGCAACAGAAACTACAACATCTAAATCAAAATCTTGTGGGTCAATAAAGATTTTTTGAATCGACCCAGTTATAACTGGATTAACTAAAGCAGTTATGCCTAATCCAGATTCAACAGTTAGTAACGGTGGATTAATAACATCATAATCAGTTCCACCATTTAAAATATTAACCGATTCTAGAGGTCCATAATAAATTTTGTCGGCAGACTTATAATTTTGTATTTCAACACCATTGATTAATATTCCAATTGGACCAGGAGTTGTAATATCACCAGAGTCTGTTGGATTTAATTCAGTAGTTGGAATTTTTCTTAATAGTTTTTGTGTAGAAATATTTTTGCTTCTTTGATTTGCTAAAGTAAATGTATGGGAACCATTCGCATTCAGTGGAATATCTAATGGGATATAATTTCCACTTACGATGAATGATTGTGAAGCATATAGTCTAATATTAGTTTGACTAACAACTTCAACATAATAAAATCCTCTTTCTAATCCTGTAATGGGAATATTTTCTGGAGAATAAAAAACTTTATCACCAGTTAAAAATGGTACTTGAGTAAATCCTTTTAAACCATTGCTAGAACCACTAGAAAAATCAAATGAAATAGTTGAATATTTTTGATTAATATCCTTGTCTTGTAAATATAAGATACTTGCTGTAGGGATATCAAGTTCAAATATATTTTGTGTTATATTATAAGATGGTAATGAATTTGACGCTACATATAGATTTCCACCATTATCATCATATACATTCTGAACATCTGAAAGTAATGTATTATTTCCATAATCTAAAGATGCGCCAGAACTTGTTGCCTTTTTAACTTTTCTTCTAATATCAAGATCTCTGCCAAAATATACTTTACTAGAATTTGTAGGATCAAAAGTTTGTCCATTTAAATCTAGAAGATTTGTGACATTAATTGTATTTCCAGAGATGCTGGTAATCGTTGCAATAGTTATTGGAGAAGAAACTACAGTTTGAGATCCTCTAATTAATACTTCGATAGAATCTCCAACTCTTAAACTAGACTTATCAATTGTGCTGTTTGTCTTGAATGATCCAGAAGAATATGTGACATAATATCTGGAGCTAGTATTATAAATGAATGAATTGGCAACAGTTTCTTTATAAGTCTTATTTAATTCTGGATTTTGAATAATTTGTCCAAGATAGGAAACTTTCATTTCCTCACCTTCAATTGATAATCCAAAGTCATTCAAATTTGTAAAATCACTAATAACGCCAGTGATTCTTATTTCAACTTTTTTAGTTAAATCATTATCTTCATATCCATAATAAATTTCATCGGATCTAATGTCATCAGCGGTTGTAATTGCATATTCTACATTAGAACATCCCAAAAACTGATTAATAGTCTTATCAGTATATGAAATAATATTATTTCCAGATACAACTGTTCCAGAAGTTGTAAATCCAATTGTGGAATCTACTGTGATAACAGATGCCCCAACGGATATATTTTCTACAACTTTTGTTTTGGGAGAAATATTGAAATTGCCTTCAATTTGAGGTTTTTGATCAAATCCAACATAAAGACTAATCTTATAATAAATTTTATTTCTTCTGGTTAAAACTTCTACTTCGGAAACCGAAGCATTTGTGCCATAGTCTGTCGATTTCCTAATTGTCTGCCCAACAAGTTTATTTGGATCTCCAGAAATTCTTTCTGCAACAACAATCTGTCTTCTTACAAAAGAAGAAGATGATGGTTTAATTAGAAATTGCTCTAAATCAATAACCTTAGGATTTACTCCATAAAGAATATTGAAAAGAATTCTAAATGATTGATCCGTGCCTTTTGATTTATAAAAGTCTCTTGCCTGTTTTATAAAGTTTCCGACCTTTAATTCTGGAATAAAATCTTTATCTTCAAGTCCAGGAGTAAAGGTATATTTAATTTTTTTATAAAATTCTTTTAGAAAGAGAGAACTTAAGTTCTCTACCTTAGATCCATTAGTATGTGAGGATGCATTACTTTGGCTGAATACTAGTTCCTCCTGATCATTTGGTGCATGATAACTAGTAATTCCACTGAATCCTCTAATACATCCAGTGAAAGTATTGGTGGTAATTCCAGTATAGGTAATGATTTCATCATTAACCTTTAAAAGACCGTATTGATTTGGATATCCTTTTGTACTTGTTACGGTAACTATTCCAGAAGATATGGATAGATCTGTTGAAAGGGAAGTAATCCCAACAACAACTTCGGGAATTAAGTTATCAAGTTTTAAATATTGATCTAAATTTTCGGCAATATCAACTGTACCTCCCTGATACTCTTGGGAGATATAGTACTGCTTTAGAAATTCTGAGGATTTAGGGCTTTCATCTAGTATAAACTCTGGTAACTGATTTGCTACAATTTGCTGAACCTTTACCCTAGTATCAAAACCAGTTTCTATCATCTTATGACCTCGTTAAATCTCCATTTGAATAACTTGACGTATAATAATCTTGTGTAAAGGACACTCCAGATATATTATCCCCAGATGCAATAACATCTTTAACCATATTTATTGAACTTTTTGTAACATCAAAATAGACGTATAAGTCTTTTAGACCGACAATATCATTTGATTCAGGATATGCCTGTATTTCAATTATGTCATTGGGTTTTTGTGTTGATGTAATAACAACATACTCAGGAAGTCCAAGAATAATTTCACCCTTTGAATAATCTACAGAACCAGCTGATTTTGAAATTGTTTCAATATTACCACTTTGATCATATTTAAATAATGCTAAAACTCCTTTGTTGCTTCCATCAAGAGTTCCATTAATATTTTTGTTTGGAGTATCTGTAATATAAATTGTCCCCGACTTCCCAGAAATTGTAAATCCCGTTGATTTAATATTTCCACCCAGAGGGTTGATATGGAATCTATTACCAAAGCACAATTCATATTGAACGGGTTGATTTAGAAGAGCTTTCAAATCTCTTCTAATCTTAACCTTAGTGATATTTGATGTAATTGATACATCGGTATTATCAATAATTTGTTGGATTTTACTATATTTAAATCTTCCACCAAATTTATTCAAATCAACGGAGTTTGAATAAGTTGTTAAAGATTGAATTGCCTTGGTTCTTAAATCATTTACTGAAGAAACCTGAGAATAATTATAGTAAATTGATGAGTCAATTTCAACATAAAGAATTTTAAGGTCAACAATCTTTTGATTAATGCCAGCAAGAGAATATTGCTTTAGTTTGAATAGAATTTGGGATTTATTAAAATCGGAAACAAATGTTCCATTTTTTGGTTTAATACTAATCGATACTGTTCCGTATTCGGGTGGGTCTAAATCTTCTCCACCAACAACAGAAACTGATTCTGCATCAGGATAAATTGATTTAATAATTGCCTCATAATCCCTTGCGGTTACGGCACGATATTGACTAGAATATATTCTAGGAGCAAAATATTTTATGGAATCAACAGATTCAATATCTCCACCATTTTGAGAGGATTGAACTGTTGTAATTGAAATTGAATTCTGAGCAGTAATTGGTTCATCCGCTGACCCTCTAAATGTTCCCGAAAAAGAGAATTTAGAGGCACCATTTCCTTCCTTACCATCAGTAACAATATACGATACTGTAATGACGGCATTATTTTCTAATTTTCTACCAATGATTCCATCTCCAAAAAGAAGTTCATATTTTTCATCTTGAACTTCTTGAATAAGGTAGATATTAGAAGTTCCATTAACATCAAAAATATTATCGGCAAGACTATATTCTAATCCTTTTCCACTATCTGTAGGACCCTTTACATAAACTCTAATAGTCGATGTATCAACATATGGGTTATCAATAATGAATCTCTGATCCAATGACCCATCAACTACAAATTGCTTCGTAAGAAAGGTTCCTTGATAAACTTCTAATTCTGTGAATGATGCTACCGAGTTTTTAATATTTGCCGTATAATTTTCTGG